GACCATCAATGCGTCGTGTTCATGGTATCTTTGATTCTTTTATAGGATCTAGTCCTATGGCGTGGTCAAAAACTATCAAATTCATTTTAATTAGCTTTTGGCGCCATTGGAGCGGCTTGCCCTATGAACACAGTAAGAATTTTTCTCAACCTTTGAAGAACCCTGGTGGTCTTTTCCTTGGTAGAGGCGAACGTTTTGTCGCCTCGCTTAGGAGAAAAGATAACGCTAAATTTCAGATATTGATCAACACTATGTTGATCAGCGTTAAGGGTGGTTTGCCCCGTCCTGATGAGGACTGTCTGGTCGATGCGAAATGTGACTGGTTTGTGCAACTCTTTCTGGCTCCCAAGGTGGAGCCTGATCGAGACTTGCAAACGCGTATCAGACAATATGTTCGTGAGGTCATTGATACTGCCAAGTGTGGCATTCAGGATGTTTATTGTCATCCTCGTGTACCATCGACCTCTGCGAACTATATACGGTCAAGGGCAAAAGGTGGATGTGTGTCTAGTGTTTTGGATCATATGTCAGAAACTAATCGTAAGAAATTAAAGTTTGCTGACTGTTTTGAAGGTGTTACCTTAAAATGGTCCAATGATAAGACTGTAGATGGGTGTTACCTTCCTGTTGTTCAGGATGGCGCTATCGTGAATGAGATACAGTTTGATTTAACCAAAATTGAACTTGACTTTTGTGATTATCTCCATCATGCCGTTGATTCAGCATGGGAAGAAAAACCATTAGTCGAACCTGTATCTCTTTCTGAGGCACTTAAAGTGCGTATGATAACGAAATGCCCTCCCTTTCTCATGTTCGTTATGAATTCTTTTATTGATCCTTTGAGAAAGTATCTACGGTCTTTATCGACATTTGAATTAACTGGAACTCCGCAAGAAGAAACGATTATGGATCGGATGTTTCGTGATCCAACTCGTCCTCTATTGAGTGGCGATTACGTGCAATCCACGGATCGGTTGCATTCTTGGGTTTCGGAGTGTATTGTTAACGAGCTCTGCGAGACCTTCTTTTCTGAGTTGATAGCCTACGATCAACGTTGGCTATATCTTTTTAGACGTTCCCTTACTGGGTTTGTCTTTGAAGATTCCCATGGTGTTCTGTATAATCAGACACGGGGACAGCTCATGGGTTC